TCTTAACGCTACTTTGTCTGCTTCTGGCCTGCTTGGTGATGCTGGTGCTTCAGTAGAACTAGACCAGTTGTCATCCTTGGAAGAAAGTATCCGTGAAGCAGCTAATGAAAACAACGTAGACTTTGCTACTGCGTATTCTTTCATTAACCAGCAAGCAGCATCAGCTAGAGCGGTGGATGCACAGAAACTAGCTGCTGCTAGGGGTCAACAGAACTTCTCCACCTACTCTACAGGGGTACGAGGCAACACTAGCTTACTTCTGGACGGTGGTGTATCTGAAGGTGTTGAGTATAAGCCTGTAACTATGGAGTATGTTAACGCTACTACTGCTGCAGGTGGTGACCTTGGTGCTATTGCTCAGATTACTAGCCAGTTTAAGGCAAGCTTGGAGCTACGTAGGCAGCAGGCTCTGTCCTATGCTGCGGTACAGAAGGATAACTTTGAGAAGCAGGGTCAGTTAATGGACAACGCTGACTACAGTAACACCCTGTCAGAGATTAACGCTAGGTTTGATGGTATCCAAAAAGTACTAGACAGTGCTGACCCTATTGCTAACATGAAAGCAGTCAACGGTGCAGTCAGTGTTGGTGGGCAGAACTACCGTGATACCTTGTTTGGCCTTCTAGGTCTACCAGAGTACGTCGGCACTGACCCTGAGTTCCAGATTAAGTTCTTGTCAGATACTTTGCCAGCACTAGCGGGCAGGGTTAAAGCAGCACTACCTGAAGAGGAGCTAGCAGCTATGGCTGGTGCAGGAGACACTGAAGCATCAGTTATTCTCAGCATGGGGGCTGGCCGTGTCCAGTACATGAACTCTCTCGTCAGCCAGATCAGTAACCTGCAGGCTATTGGTACTCACCCTACTCCTGCTATGATGTCAGAGGTGGCCAGAGCTACCCGTGAGACTTACTCTAAGGCTATGAACAACGGCAGTGGTGATAAAGTCAAGGGTAGGGAGATGTTGAATAAGGTTAACAGTCTTCTAATGGAGAATGGTAGTGATAAATTTGATACAGCTACTAGACAGTTTATCTCAACAGACAGTAAAGCGCAGGCTAGCTATGATAATCTAGCTGGTAACTCTATCTCCCAGTACGTAGATACCTATGACACACAGTTTTCTAGTCTCTTTGGCTCTAATACTGAGGTAAAGGTATTCCTACGTAATCCGCAAGAGGATGCTGGAACTATGAGCAGACTATTTGGCTCACTAGGTAAGGAAGACTATTTCTATGCAGAGGGTTTCCCTACAGCTAAGCAGTCAGTAGGCTTACGTAATGCTGGTACAACTAAGCGTCGTAGAGTTTTAGATGAGCTTAACAACGTAGTGTCAAACCTGTCTAGCTATAAGACCCCGAAGGAAATGGGCGAGTGGGTAGGCCAGATTGTAGAGCAGTTCAGGGCTAAAGGTATTGAGGTTGACATTGAAGGCTTCAATATAGACGTACCCGGTTTAGTAGGTGAGCCTATCACTGGTCCATCAGAAGCTACTCCATCAGTAGAGATCACTGAGTAAGGATTAACAATGGTTAGCGTAAGCAACATTATACAAGACATTATCCGTCGTGAAGGTGGGTATGTTAATCACCCTAGCGATAAAGGTGGGCCAACTAAGTACGGTATTACCCAAGCAACTTTATCTGACTACCTAGGCAGGGAAGTATCAGAGCTAGATGTACGTGATCTAAAAGTGGAACTTGCTGAGGACATCTATGAGGAGAAGTACTACCGTAAGCCTAAGATTGACAGGCTACCAGAGGAGGTACAACCTTTCTTACTAGACGCATGTGTACACCACGGACCCGACGACCCTATACTATTTGTGCAGAGGGTGTGTAACGGTGCTGGCATAGCTGAGCTAGCAGTGGATGGTGTTGCTGGACCTGCTACCAGAGCAGCAGCGCATGAAGCACAGAAGTTAATGGGGGAGGTGTTCCTGAAGGCTCTTGTGGAAGAGCGTCGTAACTACTTCTTACAGATAGTAGCTCAGGATGAAACACAGAAGGTGTTCCTTAGAGGATGGTTGAAGCGCATTAAGGAGTTTGAATAATGGGCTTAGGTATTGGTAAGTTACTTGGTGGTGGTATTGGCTCTGTAGTTGAGAAAGTTGCAGGGGTATTCACACCTAACAAAGAAGCACAGTCACAGAGGGACGCCGCTGCCACAGCACAGGCATCATCTCAGTACGCTGCAGAGTTTAATGTACATGCTAATCGTACACTGTTTGATAGCTTTGTTGACGGGGCTAACAGACTAGTCAGACCTATCATGGCGTACTCAGTATTGGCGTTCTTTGGTGTAGTCATCTATGATGTAGACCGTGGGCTAGAGGTGTCACAGTCTCTGGCTACTGTGCCTATGGGTATGTGGACATTGCTGTCTATCATCGTTACCTTTTACTTTGGTAGTAGACATGTGCTTAAGGGTAAAGAGTTTGAAGTAACCAAGAAGCAGATAGAAGCATCCAGTAGGATAGGTGAACTACGTAAAGAAGCTGCCACCACTGTAAGCGCTGATGAATATGTCAGAGCTATGAATGATGACAGCAAGAAGTTAACTAACAAGGTTATACTTGAGTGGAATAAGCAGAGTGCGGCTAATCAGGGGTAGACTGTAAGTACTTGTGGCGTTTGTTTGTCACTTCTATTAATCATCTGTCTGTAGCCGCATAATGGTTGGCCCTTCATGGGATAAGCCAGTGACCGAAACGCCAACAGCGCTTTGTCTTTCATCGCCCACCGATTGTGCCACATCATCACTCCAGACCATTACCTCCATGCACAGCACTTCGCGATCAGGGTCTTCCTCAAAATCAGCATCAATTTTCTTGGACATTTTTTTATATCCAGCTTCATAAAGAAGCGCTGATAAAATCTCAGCGACGTTCATGATTTATCTCCTAATTTAGGAAGCAACCTAGCTACGGTGGTACGCAGTTCTGGTAAACTTCTCTCACACATACCTACGATACCTTTAACACTACACTCTTTAACGTACCACCTAGTCCGGTCATCATAAGGGGCGTAAGCAGAAATACTAACCCCAGTAGCCTTGTCCTGCCAAACGTAAGGCTTACTAACCCTGTTCAATTTTCTTCTCCAAAGCTTCCCGTAGTTTCAACAATGGGCCTAGCAATTTGTTTAATTTTGCTAGGCTTTTCTTTGCGTGCTTAGCAGTGTCCATCTCAAACCATAGGTTAGCTTGGCGGCTACAGTCTGTGATCTTAACGTCACCGTAGTGTAGGTTAACTGCAATGTAGCTGTCTGCCTCACTGCACAGGAATTGTCTAATACGTTTACTCATCGAATAGGTACCTCTCTGGTGTTACACCTTCGTTATAGATAAAGTCATCTCTGTTACAGTCGAGAACCCCTTCAAATTTATCACCGAACCTTTCCATGTCTTCAGGGGTAAGGCTGCAGGGGTCTACCCGTAGTAGCTCTCATGTTACATTTCCTTCTTCTGTGTTAAATACTACTTTAACCCCACTAAAAACTGGGTCACGCTGACTGCCGGTAGATGTTGCAAAGGAGTGCCTAACCCTAAGAGAGGCTCCTTCACGGAAAAGTCTATCAGCCTTCTCTTTAGCTAACATCTCTATTTCTTTCTTTGTGGCCCCTATTATATAATCTCCAAGCATTCTACTACCTCCCAGTGTTCAGCTAAGCTACCTTGTGTATCCATAAAAGCCACATCATCTTGTATAGTACTAGCTGAGTGCTGTAAATTAAGTGCTTTTAAGAGAGTCACTATCTCATCTACTGTCAGCCCCTCTTCAGGGACGCACAGTTTACGTACTACTGGCCTTTGAATAGAGCCGGTAAAGGTGTCGTTTACAGTTCTTATACTACTGTTGGTCATACATGTGTCTCCTTAACTACAGGTAGGTTGTCCCGTTACTGGGTCGATAAGGCATACCTGTACTTCATCCTCATCATCAATGTACTCTTGCTCTTCTGGTTCAGCAGAGGTACCAGCATTTAAGATACCGTATCGTTTACCCGCTGCTCTAAAGGTAGTACAGCCCTTTGCTCCACCTTTGTAGGCGTCGATGTACACATTCTTGAACTCGTCGAAGGTAACTTCGTCACCAACGTTACATGTTTTAGAACAAGCACTATCAACATACTTCTGACAAAGTACCAAGACTTTGACGTGCTCCTGTACAGATACTTCATTAGCAGTCTTTCCTTTCAAGCCCCACTCACGGTAAGCAAAGTCACTGACCTGTTCAAAGATAGGCCCGTTAGCTGTTTGGATAGTCCTTGTATACTCATGGGTAAACACTGGTTCAATACCACTAGAAATATTGTCAGCACTTAGACTAATGGTGCCAGTAGGAGCGATACTCAGCAGGTGACTGTTACGTATACCGTGCTCTCTAATGCTGTCCCTAATCTGGGCAGGTAAAGTCTTAATGAACATTCCATCACAGTACTTATCAGCATCAAATAGAGGGAAGCTACCCTTCTCCTTAGCTAACTCCACTGAAGTCTTGTAACATTCGTTACGAAGTGTCTCCATAATGTAGTCGGTGTACCGTAGGAAGTCATCAGAGCCATAAGGAAAGCCTAGTACTTCGATAGCATTAGCCAACCCTGTTACACCTAACCCCATACGACGTTTATTCTTAGCTTCTTCCTCTTGCTGAGGCAGTGGGTAGATAGCGTTGTCAACAATGTTATCCATAGCTCTTACCACAGCAGGTATGTCGTTACGGAATTTGTCCATATCAAAGGTAACGTAGTCACCGTCACGCTGCACGTACTTAACAAGGTTAAATGACCCTAACAGGCAGGCACCATATGCAGGTAGGGGCTGCTCGCCGCAGGGGTTAGTAGCAGTAATCTCTTCACAGTAATACAGGTTGTTCTCTCGGTTAATCCGGTCAATGAAGAGCACACCCGGCTCTGCCCAGTCCCATGTAGACCGCATAATGCTGTCCCATAGAGCTACTGCGCCTACAGTCTTGTAGACTTTACCACGCCACTTAAGATTAAACTGTTTACCCACTAAGACTGCATCCATAAAATCGTCAGTGATACCAACGCTGATGTTAAAACGAGTAAGACTGTCACTGTTGCGTTTGGCGTGAATAAACTCTTCGATGTCGGGGTGGTCAACTCTAAGTACACCCATTTGAGCGCCTCTACGGTGACCAGCAGAAGAAATGGTCCCACAAATAGCGTCATAAATATCCATAAAGCTTACTGGCCCTGATGCACTACTGCCCAAGCTACGGATAAGACTATTGCGGGGGCGAAGAGTACTAAAATCGTAGCCAATACCGCCCCCAAGTCGCATTGTTTTACCAGCCTCAGTAGCTTTAAGCATAATGTCTTCAAAATCATCGTTAATCCTTCCACTAACAAAGCAGTTTCTTAAGAGTATACCCCCTTCACCTGAAAAAGAGTTCGTAGTGGGAACACTGGGGCAATAAACTAACTCTTCCCCTTTTTCATACACCTCTTTAACACGCCAAGATTTTACAGGAAACTCTTTTAACCTGTCCCTTTTTCGTTTGATTACTACAAAGCTTTCATCTAAGAACCGTTGGTCAAGCCTTATATTATACACTGTCTTATTTCGTTTACCAAAGTTTGTATCTTCACCAAGCTTAGACATTCCAGTTACATACACACCTACAAGGGGTCCATATACTTTTAACCACTCTGACTCTTCCTTAGAGGCGCACAGAGTTACTTCTGGCTGATTAGATACGCACCCATCAGCCGCAAACCAGCCCGCGATAAACCCTACAAGGTAGTCTAACGAGACACTGGTAGAACTTGGGAAGCTTTTCATGCCCTTTTCTTTTGCAAGAGTTGGGATAGTACTGCCGTAGAAGTAGTACACTGGGTCGCCGCTGTATGAAGGTGGATAAGAGTGTGGTACTCCTTCAAACCAAGGGGCTATGTCAGCTAAATCGCTACAAACTCTGACGCTATATCCTTTATCCTGTGTAGCAGTGCCGTCACCATAGACGTACCCATGCCTAAACCCCTCAACACTTTCAAGACTTTGAATACTTAAGAGGGTACTATTGACTTTAGTAGGCACTCTGTCACCTCTTTTAAGAGATGAGGTTTTAATCAGCCCTGTCGCACCTTTTACAATCCAGTCATGGTCTTCTGTTGCCCCTATATTTAAGACCTTCTTACCGTTAGTCAAGCAGACATTATACACCTTTTGAGAGCCGTGGCAGTATATTTTTGAAGACACCCATTGACTGTTACCGTCCAACAAAGTTGCTTCAGAGTTCTGTAAAGACCCTAAAGAAGTTAGGCCAAACTCTTTAGTAAGTACTTTCGTATCAGCAGTTAAACAATTATAAGGCGTTGTCCTACGGGGTGAACCTACTGCAGCCTGTACCCTACCTGCAGGCATGAACCTTTGGTTTAACAGTATGTCACTAAGCTGCCTACGGTGCTCATCACCGTCAGACAACGTTGAACTAACCCTGTACATAGCATCATCGAATGGTTCACCTTCAAGGCGGTATTTAGTCGCGTGTATTTCTTTAGAGATGGGCAGCTTAGGCCCGTATTGTGCCGTCATATATTTTTTATTCCTCTGTTAGGTTAACCCCGTATTGAAACCAAGCCACCATCTGCACACACTGAATAGCTTTACGTAGGTCTTCAACACCACCTTTAGCTTTGTGTCTAGTGATGTACTTAACTACACTGTGCTCTGCTGCAGACAAACCGTTCTTCTCACTGTACTCCATAGGCTGTATCCCCATGTCCCGGTAGTGGCTACCCCCGACCTGATCAGTCAGGGGTGTCTTTTTACCCCCTACACTACCCATTTAACTACCTCAAAGACAGCTAGGAATACAATCACAGCACCTACGGTCTGCAGCAATGACCACACATCATCGTTGGTGTCTGCAAATAGTTCAAGGTTGCTTTCAACATTGTTCTCAAAGGTGCCAGCTTCTTTGGCTCTACCTTTAAGCTCGCCAAACTCCATTAGAATAAGCGCAACAACTGCTGCTGTAGCGTAGGTAGCATAAGCACCAACCAATACGTCTACAATAGCAAGCAACCCTACGATAATACCAGCCACACCAGCGTGCATCAGTACAAAACCTGCACGTTTAACCACACGCTTACCTGTCTTACTGGCGAACCAGTCTTTTACCTTTTGAATTAGATTACCCATCACTATTTCCTTCCAAGAATTTAAATTTATCTTCATTCTGACTGATTTCATAGGAGAATATATCAGTCAACTCATCAATGGTCACCCCTAGAATATCAATAAACTCTTCAGGGTCGAGCCTGTCACGGATTAACTCCTCAATAGTCACCGTGTTGTCAGCGCAGAACGCTGCTCCCTGCCGTTAAGCATAGTCTTACCTCTCTGTGGTGTGCCACAAGAATTACAACGGTACCTCTGGTACACTCCTGCTTTAGTGAACTCTTTACCCTTCTTAATCACATGAGAAGAGCCACAGTTACAGCACTTAATCTCTTCACTGTCTGTCAGGATGTTTACATTAGGGTGATTGTGTATCCAAGGTAGTAGTCTGTGGTACAACGCCTCAGTTACTAGTACGTCCTGCCTGTTGTACGACTCCATCTTCTCCCATGCCTCAGTGTTGCCGTTAACACAGTCAATCCAAAGCTTCCACCCTGAGTTCTCTTCCTTAAGTTCAAGGCCAAGGTACTCGCATACTGAGTTTAGCTTCTTAGAAGATAGCCTAAAGTTTTTCTTGACAATCTTAAACAAGTCAATAGAGTGTAGCTTATGTGGTGGGGCAAACCCGTGCCTAGCGAACGCAGTCTGAGCTACTTTAATATCAAATGAGTCGCCGTTATAATGTACCACTACATCTGCCTCGCTCATTAGCTCATGTAATGTACCAGCTACGTGCTTCTCATCTTCCATTTTGTAGTCGTAGTTGTTAAGGCCGTCGTACATAACGGTATCGTCACCTACCCACTTAGCTGCCCACGATGCAAGGTACCCCTCACTAACAGTCTGAACAGGAGCGATGTTTTCCTGCCACCGCTGCCAATGGTAGGACAGCATAGGCATTGTTTCCAGATCGAATATAAGAATTTTCATACTAGTTTACCTGTGTTGAGGTTACCGGCGCTTCACCGTATTCTATTAACTCGTTAACAAAGTCGTCGTCTACCTGTGCTCTAACAAACACTCCTCGTAAAAACTTATCCATGTCTGAAGTGATCTCATCAACACTAAAGAAGGCTAACATCTTTCCGTTAGACTGCACCATTGAAGTAGGTGTGTAGTCTTCAGTAAAGTCTAACTCAAATTGATCTTCATCTTCCACTACTTTCCACTCCTTTTTATTTTATCCATAGTAGTCCAAGTAAAATTATTCTTATCTGCCCACTCAGCCATGCTCATCTTAGTCCCATCTCTACGCTTCTTTGCTCCCGGCATAGGTGTCTTAGGCTTCATAAAGACGAAGGTAAGTGTTACTCCCTTTGGCAGGTACTCTCGTATGTGCTTGTACTTTGCTGCTTCACTACTGGTTCTAAACCTACCCTTCAACTCATACCACGTACGCTTAGACTTGGAAGTAAAGTCAGGAGTATACGTATGTGTGCTCTGGTACTCTACTTGCAGTGGTTCATAGAGGAGATAGGGGTATTGTTTATGGAAGTCCTTCTCAAATTTTGATCTATACTTTTTCATTAAAGGTGCTTTCTACCGGGCCAACAGCCGTGAATAAAACACCTTCTAGGTAGCACATAGTTGATAAAACTTTTATGGACTCTACCTTGCGAATAAACTGTTCGCGGGGGGAAGCGGGCCTCACCTCAGTATTTACTACAATCTTAGTCATACCAAAGGCTCTGTTTTGTGGTAGTCTACGTGACTTTCGTAGTACCAAAGGTGGGCTAGGGGGTAGTTCCTAGTACGCCCATCGTCAAACACAACAAGCAGAGTACTTCCCTCTAGTGCAAAGCCAGAAACGGGTTCCAAAACCATCTTACCTAGATTGTCTTTCGGGCTTATAATTAATTTCACACCAGTTCCTCTTCTACATTAGGCTCTTTACCTACCTTAGTCAGATACTGCGGGCCATTGCTGTACCTAAACTTACGTAGCCCTGCCCCATCGTTGGTGTCTGACCAGCAGGTAAACTTACGGACACAGTAGGTGCAGTTCATAGGCAGCTTAAAGTTCTGCTTCTCAGGGTCATCAACCTTGTTAGCCAGCACTGCCTCGTATGGCCTAGCTGGTGGATGAGGTTGCTCTGCCTGTTCCTTAAGTGTGTGTATCCTTGACTTAACATTAGGGAACTCACTCTCATCAATACGAAGTAGGGCTAGTCTACCTTGCTCCTTGTGCATAGCTAAGAAGTACCCTGCATCCTGCTTAGTAGTCGGGTCAGCCTTAGTATAACTGGCAATCTGGTGCATGTACCCAAAGGGGTCATCATTCTTAAGCTGCCCATTAGCAAACTTAATCCAACCCCTAGCACTAGCAGTCTTAACGTCCACTGTGTACCCATCAATGACGGCATCTCTATGGCCTTTGACACCCTCAATCTCTAGTGTATCTTGCTTGCCAGTAACTTCGTGACCGCTTAGCTCAGCCATAGTCAGCAGTACTTCCTCTGCTATGTCTCCAAGCATGAACTTCATTAAGGTAGCACCATGAAACTTCTCAGGCTCTGCACCCTCTTGGTTAGAGTAGTACTGCTTAGTCTCACACTGCCCTACACCAGATAGGCGTAAACCTCTACGACGTTCCTCTTCAGGGTACAGGCGAGCACGAAGCATGTCAGCCATGTCTTTACCAAACTGCTCAATGGTAGCCTCGTTGTCGCTGTTACTTTCAATCTTGTCTGTTAGTACAGAATAGATGTCATCAACTAAGGTGTCTATTGTTTTAGGCATCAGAATATCCCTCGCTTAGCATTGACTATCCAGATAATACAGAAGACACTAATAGTAAAGTTTACACACGGTAGTATCTGACTTATAAAGTACTCCATTGTACACTCCTTTATAAATAAGTGAGCAGTTTTACACCGTGCTCAGGGTAGACGGCTGACACTTGTATACAGGGGTGTCAACCTTTTCTACTCTCCTGCTGTGTCAAACAGGTCGTCAGTACTGTCATCAAGGTCATCTCCGTCGATACCGTCGAACAGTTCATCGTCAGCACCTGCACCTTCGTACTTCTCTAGCTTAGTTACAACCATCTGGTTTAGTGTTGGACTAATCCACGGGCCATACTCACCGTCACCACTAATCACCACAATCTTAACCTTGACTTCAGAGCCATTACCGATGGTCTTAATCTCATCAGCAGTAAACCTGCTACGATCAGAGTGGAAGATATTGTCGTATGGGAACTTGCTCTTAGAAGTAATCCAAGGTGTGCCAGAGTCGTGTGGGTTACCTTTGTTAACACCCTTGGTCTTCTCTGTACTAAAGTTGACCCCTAGTGCCTCTAGCTCAGCCTGCTTAGCCACGTTACAGAAGTCAACAGTATAGGGCTTATCCTTATTCATCTTGTTCTCAAGACCTTCAGTCATACTGTTCCACCATACGGTAGCGGTGGTTACAACTGAACCCTCAACGGTGTAATTCTTTTTAGCCATGTAATTTCTCTCAGTTTGTTTAAACTATACTAATATAGTATCACAGATACTTTAACCTGTCAACACTTAATTAGATATTAATGCCTTGCTCAGCTAGAAACTTCCGTAGAGGTTGCTTAACAGAGTTAAAGGCGTCCACTTGACCACCCTGTAGCTTCGCTGTTTGGATTAGTGCAGCCACTGTTACTGCTTGGTCTACATTAAAAGTGATGTGTGGTTCGGGGGTAGGGGAGTTTACCACGTTAGTACCATCGTTGTTGTTACTCATTTTAGTTTCTCCTTTGGTGCTTCTGGTAGTGACATCCAAGCCACAGGTTTAAAAGTCTGTATACCGGCAATGTAGTCGTTAGGTTCATATGCGAACATCCATACTCCTTTATCACAAGGGTACTCTAGGCACCAACGGATTACCCTCATGCCACCCCATTGGTCTACCCCTAGTATCCACTTCTCTGTACAGGGGTGGGCAGGGGTAGCCCCTTTAGGTGCAGTAGACATATCCTGCCAATCTGCCATCTCAGGTTCTCCTTTGTTAAATAGTATGTACGTAAATATCTAAGCCCTTACGTATAGCCGTGTTAATCATGTTGTCAGTACCCTTGCTAACACCGTCCCACACTGCAACCAACCCATCAGCGTAGTCAGCCATAGCTTTGTTACGTAGTGGGCCTGCTGACCTACCGTACAGCTTCCACTGGGCAGGTATGACACGCAGGTTAAGTCTCTCATCTCTGGCGTATCTCTCACCTAGTCTGTCCACACCTTGAGCGCCACCAGACACTATCTGTACTGGTCCGTCGATAGGGTTATCGCGTAGAAATAAACGTATAGCTTCTTTAACTACTGAGTAATCCTCGAAGTCTCTACTACCTGCTACGATTAACTTATATGTCACTGTCTATTCCCTCTGTTAACACGTTACTGAGCACCTGCTACACCCACAGTACAGTAACATGGGCTTACCCCTGTCTTCAGGGTGTCTCTTGTAATGGTTCTCAATTAAGCAGGTATCGGTCGGCCTTAGAGCATCCGTAAATTCTTTCGGCAAGTCTTGTTCTGTAAACGTTTTAGGGACCACTGTAATTCTTCCAACTCCTTTAATCTCACTGACTGTAGCGACAATGTATCTATCGTCTTTAGAGTACTTTTCTATAAGCTCCTCAGCTTCTTTCAAGTCAGTTAGGGGGTCATAAACGTATACTAAGAAACCCATCACCTCTGCCATCTCAATAGTCATATCCACACTCCTTCAAAATAGACCTATGGTTATCCTCTTCCATAGAAGTGTACCAACACCGCACGCACAACTCTTCTTCGTCAATGTCCAAGGGTATCGTACAGTGGAAACACTTACGCTCAGGAGGCGTGTCGTCAGTGAGTTTCTGCCCAGTTTCTACCATAGTTTGTTTCTCCTGTTAGGGGTACGTTTAGTTTCAGCATAGTACTAGCCTTAGCAAAGCTGTCTACCTGCAGCGCACCGAACTCTTCAGAGTGTTCCTTTAGTAGCTCACTCTGCCACTCATCGTGTACCATAGCTACTTGCATGTAGTCAAGCTCCCTACGTGTGGCTTCCTTGTCCCACAGCAGGTTAGCTAAGCGCATGATAACTGCCTCGCCACCCTGTAGAAAACCAGCTAGTGCTAGGTGATCATTAGGTATCCATATAATTCTACCGTCTAACCCTACTAGGTACCCTCTGTCTGCTATTGCTGACTTACGTTGTAGGAACTCTGCTAGTCCCGGAGTGTTACCAATGAACCTGTCCCGCTCAAACACTGCATCCTTGTGGGAGCAGTTAAGGATAGCTGCAATCCTAGCTACACCAGCACCTAGCAGCCAAGCATAGATGAAAGTCTTAGCTACACTACGTTCACACCCCAGTATCTCAGCATTAAAGGAGTGGATGTCTGTTACCACTGCTTCCGTATAAGCTGGATTATTAATATAATGAGCAAGCACACGAAGCTGGATACCACTGGCGTCTGTTCCTACTAATACTTTACCTTCATCGACAGTCCAACACTCCCGACACTCCCTACCGTACAAAGCTATCTCACCTGTCTTAGTGTAGACGCCCGGTATGTTAGCCATGTTAGGGTCTGAATGACTATTGCGGTGTGTCCATGCACCTATGTGCCAGATCATACCACGTACACGACTATCCTCGTCTACTGCTGAGAGCCATCCTTGTATGTTGTCTGCTCTGGACGTGAGTATCCTATGTCTTGCGATTCCTTTAACACTCTCAGGAGCTTCGCTAGAAAGGGTAGCCAAGTTTTCTTCACATACTTTAGGGTTGCCAGCAGGAGTGAGCACAGTCGGCTTCCAGTATCTATCAAGTCTCCCAACAACTTGAGAGGGGCTACGCAGATTAAAAGGCACCCACTCAATAGCACTGTAAGGGTCTCCACCGTACTCACTGCCGTACTTTTCCCTAAGCGGACCCAACGTATTCTTAGCGTGGCTTGTTCCATCTTTAGTTACCTTTGGATAATACTCTCGTATAAGTTTAGGGGCAGGCTTGAAGTGCTCACGTATAGAAGCTTCAGACTTCTCTACCTCATCCTGTACCTCAGCCAGTAACTCAGAAGACTTACGCATGTCTAGCTTAAAGCCATTACGCACTTGCCTGCTGAGTATCTCCTGAGTAGCCATCTCTAGCTTAATTGAGAAGGGGCTATGTTGAGGCATTTTATCTCCCTTCGTACTGCCAAAGAACGGCATTGCAATAAGCGTGTACTGCCCCCTCAGTCATACCTGTCTTGTGGCAGTGTTGTAGATGTACGGGGTGGTTCATAAAAAATTTAGGAAACAGGTTCCAATTTATCTTTTTAGATAGTACATGTGCCGATGGTTCTTCTAGAAGAGGGCCCTTACAGTACATACACATACCCTTCTGGTCATCAACGTAGGCTTCTCTGACCTTCCTTCGATCTCTAGTAGACAGCTTAGTGTAGTTAACTGCAACTTGCTTAGGACTACTTTCTGGCATCACCTATTCTCCTTCATTAAGCACTGGTACACTTTAGTTGTCACCTTGACATCTTGGATACAGTACTGCAGCATCTCTTCACTGTACATACTGAAGTCAGTAAAGTCTCCTTTAGGAAACCCTAGCTGCTCACCCCAGTATGCAAGGCTATGTTTCTTACGGGTACTGGTGGTCTTCTTTGTACCTCTGTCTACCCAGTACCTGTTGAACATACGGGACAGTACCATTGTATCAACTACTTTAGACACTGGTATGTGATAACCCCATAGCTTCTCTATCCAGTAGTTGTCATAGCTAATAACATTGTGGCCTATCCATGTGTCTACATTAGCAGCAAACAGAACAAACTTATCTGCCTCTGTAAACACATGGTACTCTTGAGTGTCGAGGTCGTAACACACTACGCACCAGATTACATCAGGAGTAAACCCGTTAGCTTCAATGTCGTATACTACTCTCACGTATGCCAGTCCCATCTACCTTCAGCTGCAGTAATAAAGGTTAGGCCCACCGTAACCACGTGGGACACAAAGACAACTATGACTGTAGGGAAGGCCCACCAATACTCCTCAGCTTTGTCAAACCAACCTTCAGGTATCACCTCTCCCAATACATACGCTGATGAGTACAGAAATGTAACAAAAAGAAACACCACTGATACTCTTACAGATAACTTACCCATTCCAATATCCTTCCATAACTTTGGCTATACAACTATTGTACTCTGATAACGTAGGGTTGTCAAGCCCCGTAAAATTAATCTATATACAAGGCTAGAGATTCCTCATTAAACTCATTGGCCTTTAGCAAATTAATAAAGTTTACTAAATTATCCTGAGTTAACCTGTAACCCTTAGCTTGGTACTTACCTATCCTGTTTATAGTAGCTACAGGATACTCTACCCGATCTATTAGTAGTACCTTTTTAACCACTCCCTTAATAAATTCACGAGAAAAGTATAATACCCCTTCAGTGATACAGGCTTTACAAACATTAAAATCGAAGCTACCCAGCAAATCTTTATGGTCAGTATAAAAGCGTTTTGTGATTAACTGTACTTTAATAGTTTTTGCTAAAGTCAAAGTAGTTAGCTCCCCTCGCGGGCATTGAAAAACAACAATAAAACCTAACCCCTTTAAAACTTCTAGCTGCCTGTCTCTTGCTGCTTGACTTTTGAAAAATAGATCATAGTCTGATACGGTTTCCGAAGTATCCACAAAAGTTCTCAAGGAGCCTCCAGCTAAGTAGCTCCCAGTAACTAGGTGGTCCATAATGTACTTTACTTTAGATACTTTATTTTTATTTAAGCTGTCCACTATCGTACTAATATACATCACTGATCTCCAAATAGTTCTTCATTGTCTTCTCCTGATTGAGGGTAGTCTGATTGATCTAGTTCTACCTCTTCAAGTACTCCCTCGTCTACATCGTACTCAAGGTTAACACACTTACCACCACCATCACCAGCATTACGGTCAGCTAGGCAACGTAGTACTCTGTGGTTAGCCGGTATAGCTTGGCCTTGCAAGTCTCCTTCAAAACCAAAGACAAAGTTGCTACGTTGTTTGATAGCACCGGAGCCGTAGAAGTCTCGCAGTGTTGCCCTAGCACCTTCTTCATGGTTCTTATTCTGTGACTGATTAAGGTGACTAATGGCGAAGATGGAGAACTCATCTCGCACTACCATGTGGTTCAGTTTCTCGAATGTCTCGTGCAGGATAGAGTTAACATCGCCCTTCTTACCCTCTGCAATAGCAGTAAGGTGGTCAAGCATGATGTACTTACACCCTAGCCCACGTACCATATACTCAATCTTAGCCTGTACTGCATCAAAGTCAGAGTTTCTGTCAGTATCAATGAACACGTTGCCGCCAAATACATTAGCTGCTGCCTCTAGTTCATCGGCACTAGGCCACTCGTTACCTTCAATGTAGTACCTGTTACGTAGGTGCTGACCCATTAGACACTGCATTGTGCGTGTGTCTTTCTCCTCAAGCATAACCATACCTACCTTGGCACCCTGATCTGCAACAAGACCGTAAGCTAGGCGCTTCAATACCTCTGACTTGCCCAGCTTAGTGCCACCACCAAATGTCCATATCTCACCGGGGCGTACACCTCTGGTAATCTTATTCAACTGTGACCAGATAAGGTCAACACCGGGGACAGGCTTAACCTGTGATGCTTCAAGCCAGTCACTAGCACTACCAGCAACACCTTCAATCTTGGGTGCATCAGCATTCCACCACTCTTGTACGAAATCCTTACGAGCATTGTTAACTAGGTAGTCGTTAGCATCCTTGTACTTAGTCAGGTTGACAATCTTAGCCTTGCCGGGGAATACCTTAGCCACTGCTGCTGCTGCCTTGCGACCTTCTTTGTCCGCGTCAAAGCATATAATGATATTCTCAAAGGTGTTCAGCCACTCCATTCTGTTGCGACACTGGGCCTCTGCACTACCTGCACCGTGTGTAATGGATACGTGTACCCCCATCTTGTTATGGATAGTGTAGCCACTAGCTGCATCATCCTCACCCTCATAGATAGTAACGTACTTGCCACCAGCTTTAAACAGATGCTCACCGTACAGCAACAGACCATTTACAGACATATCACCGTCAGCTTTAATGTTCTTCTTACCAGATGGATTAAGCTTAGCGTGCTTAGTCTTAGTAGCTATACGCACACCCTCAGCATTACGGTACCCGTAACATACAGCTACATCATCCTTGGCTAGAGACATATCGTACTGCTTGCAAATTTCTGCAGGTATACCTCTCCACGTACGGTACTGTCCTATGGGTAGTTCTGCCGGGTCTACTTGTTTCTTCTCTGTCACTCTCGGTGCCTCTCCTGCTTCATAGTCGGATAGCTCTGACTGCTTAAAAAACTTACTGCCACACTTACCTGAGTGACACTTACCACCAGTCACATTGCCGTCTTCATTAAAGAATTGGGTGAAGGCATCGCTGCTGTCGCCGCAAGGGCAGGGCTGGTGCATCTTCTTACTGTGCGGTTCATTCACTAGGCGTTACCTCCAATGTGATTGTAGAGCCCACCTCATACACCTCAGTAGTCCGGTAATACATAGTCGCAAAGTTACCCCCGTCTGTCACAGTGTACACATAGTGGGGTTTGTCTGTATAAGTACCGTAGGCTTCCACCCCTGTAACTTTGTACACACGGGTGTCCCTGATCTCAGGCGCGCAAGCTGTTAGCAGTACAGCTAGTGCAGCAATTGTATAGAATTTTGGCATCACATTTCCTCTCGTATTTTACTGTAGAAACTAAAGCCTGAACGCTCTGGCTCCCCATTACAGTCAATATCTAAGACCCTACCGTTTAGCAGTACCTTAATGTCATCACCAGAACAGAACGCATGATACCACCTACTTACATGTTCTATCTGTGAAGCCAGCACATTTATGTTCATGTTAGCTAAGGTAATATCAGTAATCTCTTCGTCAAGACCACCGTCAACAAACTCTGCTGCAGTTCTATTTTTAAATGTCAGGTTAGCTTTAAACATCACCCACACTCCTTATAAACACTCAACATCTCTTTGCCGTACAGCACTACCATAGTCTCATCAGGCAATCCACCCTTGTCAAGTATAACTTCCTGTATCTTAGAGCTATACTTGTGCAACAGTGGTAGGAAAGTAATACCCTTAGATGTCTTAACCCTAGCACTGTGGTACCCTAGCTTAGCGTACCTATACACACACACATCACTGGTGCTATCCGGGTGTGTGTCAACCAAGTCAAGCAGCATTGTACAGGCTGAGTAGCACCTACCGTGAATAACCAAGTCAATGTTATTCTTAATAAGGTATCTAGCAAGCCTCTCATACTGGTGTACAAAGCCCCCGTATGAGGTGTATATATGTAGCTTGTCAGCTTTATATTTTAGTACCGTTCCAATTAGGTTACCTTGAGTAGTCGCCACAGGTATCATAGGGTCTGGTAAGGTGGCTCTACTGCTTGAACATGCACCTAGCAGAACAAGGGCTACGACTGGTATGATCTTTAACATTACTTTTACTCCATACTAATATATGCTTGCACGAATGCAGACTGTTTTACCTTCTTGTACTTGTCCCAAGCAGACTGTTTTACCTTCCAGTACTCGTCATAAGCAGACTGTTTTACCTTCTTGTACTTGTCATAAGCAGACTGTTTTACCTTATCGTACTCGTCATAAGCAGGCTGTTGTACCTTATCGTACTCGTCATAAGCAGGCTTGTCCAGTAAATTCTGTACAGCCCAACCTACATCAAACTTGCTACCGTACTTGTCCATAGTTTCAAGAGTAACCTCTACTCTATCACCGAACAAGCGCTTGAATAGTCTAGCCTGACTAGAGCAAGCGTCGTTATCTGTTAGGTGTTTAAGTGTAATGTATTTAGGCATGTTAGTTTACTCCTCCAATAAGGGCGGCTGCATACGAGGCAAACAGGGTGAACCAAACGAACCCTCCTAAAGCTATCCACTTATACTTATTACTATTCATAACTGTTCACTCCAATACTTCTTTGAGGTATGCTATCTACCGAGTAGTCGTCATTCTCTTCTCTTACTAATGAGATACATCTGTAACAGACTGTATCTAAAACTGTCTTATCTTGTTCTTGTTTAGTAACAATTCTGTCTGTTAGACTATTACAAATTGTACATCTCATAAATAAAATCCAATCAAGTTACTTTAAGCATCACTACAGTTCTATTATATCACGTATAAAAAGCTTGTCAAGTATTTTTTTAGTGTACTGTAGAAAAAGGTGGGCTAGTCTGTGCTCTACTGTGTACTGGTGACCAACTCTGCTGTGCATTCTTGTTAACATCTACATAGGAGTTAGGGGTACTGAAGCTGAACTCACATTGAGCATGCTCCCTAGCTAATTCTTCTAGGGTTATATCAATGACGTACATGGTCGCCATGATACTTTGTGATGGTGTGTCTAGTAGCTCTACCTGAACCCTGTGCCTACGGTACCAGCTAGGATGCTGCTCAAGCCTGTCAATACTAAGCAAGGTAGTGTTGTCTACCTCGTACACCTCACCGATGATGTCACCCCATGAGCAGGTCTTGTTATATAGGGCATAAGGGAAGCCACCACCAGTAGAGTTAGTCAGTAGTAGGTTACCAGCTACCGTCACTGCCTTACCTAAGTACTTGGAATGACTAAGGTAATGGGCATGGTTGCCACACCCTTGCTGCAGTGTGCCGTAGACAAACACATAGTTACTCATGTTGCTGCTCCTACGCTGTTAAGCCCGTCAACCATGTAAGCAGAGCCAGTAGTACTTGCCTCGATAGCCACCGTGTCGATGATCTCCTTGAGTAGTAGGGGTTTCTGTAAGGCTATCTGTATCTTCTCATCCTCGTCTAACCTATCCCACGTTCGTAGTAGTACATCCGCATCCCAAGCATTCTCTAGTGTAGAGATTACTTTAGCTAGGGGGTCTATGGTATTGGCTGGCCCAGTATACTGGGTGTTTGCAACAATAGTGTCAGGCAGTGTACCTACTGTACTAGAGCCTGAGCTAGTCTGCTGTACACCGGGGTAGCTACTAGTCACAGGTGTGCGGTGGTTAGGATTAAATGAGTATACATTAGATACCTTACAGTCGCTCTTATCATGGAAGTGTCCGATGTGCTGAATATCTCCACAGTCTGTGATGAATGTCAATCGTCCACCCGCTCCAAGGAACTTAACACAGAAGTCATTGAACCAGTCATCAAAGATAACGTTAGGGTCACTGAGTAGCATTGGACGTAGGATATTCTTAACAACAAACAAGGTATCCATAGTGTCGTCAGGTGTGAAGGTAAACGTACCATTGTGCATCACCCAAACCTTATTAGTTAAGGACGGGTTATTCTGCACATCATCTTCAGTGATAACCTCGAAGGGGTGGCAGTTTTCAAGGCTGATCTCACCAGTTGTTTTGTATCGCAGGTGTACTACAAGGTCGTCATCAATGTGCTTGTCAAATACATCATCGACATCATCAACAGCCTCTGGCATGAACGTGCCTTGGTAGTAGAACAGTGACCCGTCTTCTTCATCTTCCCTGAAGGCCATGTATCCTACACCGTCGGGGTTGTTCTTGTACGCCACTGCAAGGTCTTTGCTTTCAAGCTTTTCACCAGCAGGTGCGTGAATAATAATACACATAAGTGTGTCTCCTAATTAGTTGTAAAAATTTTTTGTGAGTTTATTTCTAGGTTAGCTGGCCTATAGCATACCTGATGTCATCCATGTCACTAACACCGGGTACATCATAGCATCCAACACAGCTAAGGCCACCGCGTATAGCTGCAATAGTATCTCGACGCATCCAAGGAGCCCTTTTATTAACAGCATATCTAGACACAATAGAAGGTAAGTCTTCGTAGTCAGCACCGCTAGGTAAAGTAGACCTACCCTCTAACCACTGTTTTAGAATAGGCATTACTTTACTAACCTTAAAACCAGTACCGTACATGACACACAGGTCTAAGAAGTCCTTGTCTGTCTCTAGCTTAAACTCCTTGAATGTCCAATCACTGACAGGGTTACGTACATCTGGCTTGACTACGGGCAAACCCACACCAGCACATGTTTTAATCAAGTCACCTCTGAGCTTACGTAGGTCGTGGTACCTGCTGCCATGTCGAAGGAACCACTGACAATAGTTAGACATACTAAGTTGACTGAGTGGTGCCTGCCTAGAGTACTCTACTAATGAGTGGGCAAATTCTAGGTAGCTAAACAGAACGTTCACATCTTTAGTGGTGCGAAACATTCTAAACTCAATTGTATTACTACGTGACGTGTTAAGCTGGTAATACTTGCCAGTAGTACCCGGCTCTGTGTACCTTTGGTCCCGCTTACGTTGCACCTTTGAGTACTGCCCAGTCTTACGTAAAGAAATACCTGAGATAAAGTCCTGACTTGTCACATCATTAACAAGAAGGGCCAGCTTCGTAGCCATCCCCGTAGTTATATTAACCGCATTAGTGACAGGGTTACGTCGGTTGACGTGAACGTGTACCCCCATTACCTTGTTGTCGGATGCAGATGTATCCAGTAATGGTACTGTGTGCTTAGCGAAGTCCTTCCACAGTTTACGCTTATGCCACAGCAGTGTGCCGGGCAGAGTAACAATCTCTAACCCAGTACCTACAATGGAGCCATCGCTAACGCAGATTACGTCATCATTCAATGACTGTCTAATCCCTACAACTCTTTCTGTTGTTGTATCAGGGGTGTTAACCTCTAGCTCCACACCAAGGAACGAGTCTGTTTCTTTCTTGAATGAGTTAAAGCCACCGTCAAGCACATTGAGTACATCAGTATTGTAAGGCATCACTGTGTCAACAGCGGGTGGTGTTGGTGTTGATACTGCATCGTTTGCAAGATCATCTATAGTATAAGTACGGGCATATGGACGGTACGTATTAATACCCCTACGTAGCCCGGCATTAACCCATAGGTTTTCTGCCAACAGCCTTGGAGTGTAGTCTTGTATTACTCCGGAGGTAAACGGGGATGGGACGTTGGTGGGCTGTCCAGATGAGAGAACATAGGCTTCACTCTTGGGAACAAAGAAGTGAGAACGTGCGCCGCTAGGCTTTCCTGCCCACACGTATTCGCACAACTCTGTTGGACCGTAAATGTCTGTCCCCCTACCAGAACAAAGTAGAGGCTTCTTTACTGTTCTGCGTGAAAACTGGTCCACACTAACCTTAACATACGCATCCGGGCCAGTAGTAAAGCCAGCTAAAGGATTCTCAAAACAGTGCGCTAAAAGGGTACTATTCAGGTTACTGTTGTTAAAGGTATACATAAAGTAAGGTATTGGCGCAACTACAGTGCCTCTTTCTATGGCGCGCTGTATATCATCTCTGTCCATCGTTACAATGATTAGCCCACCTTCTTTGTAAACAGGCACCAGTATTGGGCGGTGCACGTAGCTGGTTAAGATAGGGGATAAGTGTACTCCTTTTATACTCATTAGAGTTCTCCAAGTTTGTCTAAATAATTTTGTAGTGTTGTTCCGGTAACGCCGGGAGCAGTGTTAACCTCAAACACCACCATCTCACCGTTACCTTTAATGCCTATGTCTACTGCACCCATGTCTAGGCCCAGTGTTGTAACAGCCTTAGTCCCTAGCTGTTTAGCTTCTTCAATAAGACTGGCTGGTATGTCGATGCTGTTACGGCAGAACACCCAATCGTTACCGTGATTGAAGATGTATCTGTCTGTGTTTGTGCTGCCACTACGCCGTCTCTTTTGTTGGAAGTCAAATGCCTCACCGTTGATAACGTGAACGCGAACCTCGTAGTCTTTGCCGAACATCGCTGTGTACAACGGGGCCTCGACTAGCTCGTCAGGTGTCTCCGCTACCACAATACCGGCACCAGAGTTGCCCGTTAAAGTAGTACGGCAGTACACTGGGGTACCCACAGTATCCATCCAATCTTTAACACCGTCTAACAGAACATCACAGTAAGGGGTAGGTAGCTCTACTTTAAACTGTGGGACCATCTCTGTGTTGACATTGTACAGTGCTTGCAGAGTGTGCCGTTTGTTAGCTGCAACAAGGACTTGCGAGGGTTTGTTAAAGTAGTATTCATCAGCAAATAGCTGCTTCGACGAACCCCAATTGATAATCAAGTCATCATCTCTAGGCACAAAACGAGTAGCCCTAAGCAGTACTCTCCTGTACCCTAGTCCAGCAGCAATGGCCTTACTTGACCGTGATGCTTGACGGTATGGCTGTACTAAAATCCTACGCATGTCTAACTACTCCACGTTAGTGTACAGTTGAACGAAAGCAGGCTGTCGTACATTCCTGTACTCGGCCAAAGCAGACTGTCGTACCTTCAAGTACTCGGCCAAAGCAGACTGTCGTACATTCCTGTACTCGTACAAAGCAGACTGTCGTACCTTCAAGTACTCGGTATAAGCAGACTGTTGTACCTTCCAGTACTTGTCCAAAGCAGACTGTTTTACCTTCTGGTACTCGGCCAAAGCAGACTGTTCTACCTTATCGTACTCGGCCAAAGCAGACTGTTCTACCTTCCTGTACTCGTCCAAAGCAGACTGTTCTACCTTCCTGTACTCGTCATAAGCAGACTGTTCTACCTTATCGTACTCGGCCAAAGCAGAAGGGCTTAGTAGGTTCTTAGCAGCCCAGCCTATGTCGAAATTGCTACCGTACTTGTTCATATTCTCAAGAGTAACCTCTACTCTATCACCAAACAAGCGCTTGAACAGTCTAACTTGACTGTAGCAAGCGTTGTTATCTGTTAGTTGTTTAAGTGTAATGTATTTGGGCATGTTAGTTAACTCCGTTGCACCTTAACGTGTTCTGTCAATATGCTTGTCACCCACTTATTGACAGCCTTATCCATAGCCTTTTTATCCCCACTATACTGGGCTAGTAAAGTGGTTTCAAAGTCTGAAAACCACTGTTCAGGTAGGATAAAGGTGTTACCTGCGGGCTTACCTTGCATCTGCAGCGGGCACAAGGTTAAAGCGCGCCTTAAACAAGTCAATCACCTTAGTCTGCTGCATTTCAGTCATGGCGTTGAACTTAGCAATCAGAGTATCCGCGTTCATAGACACCTGCTGTTTATCATTCTTAGGACGCGACCACTTATCAAAGGGTGCGTCAAGCTCTCGGCAGTTGCCTTCAATGACCTTGACTGAGTAGCCTTTGGTCTTACTGAAGCCTACCTTAACCGGCAAGTGGTGCGCCAAGTATGCCCGCACATCTGCTCGCACATCAAGACGTGACTGGTTGAGTGTGTCGAGTAGGTTCTTCACCGGGTCAGCGTTGTTGTGCTGCACCATTTGATCATGGCAGTACTCAATTGCAGTCTGAATACTGTCAACGATGTTATTACCGCGGTTACGGATGGACTTCAAAGCCTTATCAAAGGCTGTCTTGTTTGTAATTGTAGGCATTGTATTGCTCCTTAGTTTACTCCATTGGTTCCCTTATATAGACAAAGCTATCCCTTATCTATATAAGACAACGAATGTTGTTCTATCTACCAGTATGCAGCAAGTGTCCCCTATTGGATTGTTTTCTTGCTAGTCCCAATGGCCTAAACCACCCCAGAGAACTGCTAACGCAGTATTGTTCTAAAGCTGACAGCTCGATCAAGGGCATAACTGGTGATTCCGTCACAGAAACCAGATCAAAGCGCGCACCTACATAGTAAAGACGTATCTATACTACCCTACTCGGTAAGCCCCTCTACAGCATCCCAACAATCCCAGAACATAAATGCCCCTTCTCATGCAGGTTTACAGCCGTATTAGAGCCGTTCAGTCAAGCCAGTGACCTTATAAAGAAAGGTTTGGCAGATCAAGCTTGGCTACATCATACTTTTATGCTTAGGGCTACCATGCTAAACCCAGCAATACACAGTTTAAAGCCGTAATGTGTATAGGCATATGGTTCAATAGTGAGAACCTGTCTAAAGCTTAGGATACTTCTAGCGATATTGTCAAGCACTTTAGCGTATTTCAGCGAGCGTGCTATAAATGACATCGGCCTTGGTATCTTGTTAGGCTTTATTAAGTAACCCTAGCAGAGTAAGATTACTATGTAAAGACTAAATATTCGCCAACACTCTTTTGCTTTCAGTATCACGCGCTTGAGCCATTTTTATCGTGGTGTGACAAACATCGCGGTCTACCATCTTTTGGCCTAGCGGGCCGTCATACTGCACCACGTAGCGCATTTTCACCAATTCATCTTTAGTGTTGTAGGTGTGGAGCCAATCGATCACTGTTGCTTGTTTGGTAATGTTCTTACCGCGTCTGAGGGTAAATTGCGTACCAAGCGGGAAACATACTTCAGCGTGTTGAGGTTGCCTTGTCTTTTCCATTTACTTAATTCCTTGTTGCGTTGTTGTGTCTTGTTCGATAACCACATTAGACCGTATTGCAGTAGGTATGTCAACACCATAATTGAATAAACCTTAGCATTGGTGCCATTATTGCCCTAAGTTATTGACATCATTGTATATTATTATTCATGGGCAAGGAGTATTGGTGTACAGTGGTGTAATACACCCACAACATCGCTGTCCCATTGAAACATTATTACTCATTACTGGCACGGATGCTGCATAGGAATGAAACATCATAGAGATATTAATGTACAGGGGTGGGCAGGGGTGTACGGGGGTGCTATATCTATTCAAATACACCTAAAATATTTCTATACAAAATTACCGGATTGTAGCAGCAGTGTACATGGCTATGTATAGTTATACAGAAATGCCTAGACCTTCTCATACCTATACATTTCTAAGCAATATTCTGCCAATAACGCCTAGACCTAAGCAATATTATTGCTATATTGTACAGAAATGCCTTATGCCTTCACTTTACTATTGACACGTGTTTCTTACCGTGGTATAATAATAGTATAGACAAAACAAAACAACCCAACTACATCATTGGAACAAAGTTAGTATAATATCTTTTATTCTTATAAAGAAAACAAGAATACCTAATATATACTAAACTAGTACTATGATGTAACTAACTAGACATAAGACACATAAATATAAAATAAGCTGCCCTTGGCTCATAAGTCTTTTGTCCTTAATCTTAACTAAGGAAACAGTAATGGCTAAACTAACCCTCACTTCATTGTTAGGAGGTATGTTCAGTAGGAACTCCCTTAACTCTAACTTCACTAAGATAGAAACAGAATTAAACAGTAAAGTACTGTACAGGGACAACCCTGATGGCGAACCTAACTCTATGGAAAATGAGTTAGACATGAACAGCAACAAGATTGTAAACGTTGCTGCCCCTTCCTCAAATGCTGATGTAGCTAACAAGAAGTACGTAGATGATATTGCTACTGGTGCTCAGACTGCTACAGCTAACGGCACCTTCGACTCCATTGACACAGATGTAATTGATGAGAAGACCACTGATGCAGGTGTTACCATCGAGTCTGTCCTACTGAAGGACGGTAATGTAACAGCAGCTACCTCCACAGCAACCACCGCCGTAGTGACCGATACTATCAATGAACGTACTGCAGATGCAGGTGTGACCATTGATAGTGTTCTTCTTAAAGATGGTGAGTTTACTGCCGATACTGTTAATGCCGACGTAGTAGCAGAGAAGACCAATGGTGCTGGTGTTACTATTGACGGTGTGCTTATTAAAGATACACAGATTAAGATTGGTGATCAAGACCACGAAAGTGCAGATGACTTGTCTATCTCACTGGACAGCGGTGCACAGATTGGTCTAGGACGTGTCAGTAATGACGCTGAGGATGCAGACTTTGTATTCCGTAAAGCCAGAGGTAGTGCAGGCTCTCTTGCCGCAGTGCAGACTAATGATAACGTAGGTACTATCTTCTGGACTGGTCACGATGGCACTAACTACCACAACTACGCTAACCTTATTGCTACTTCAGTTAACTCTACTCTCGGTGCAGAGTCAGGCAAGCTAACCTTTGGTGCTTCCCGTGCTGGTACCCTTACTGCACTGTTGACCCTAGCTGGCGGAGGTACTACCCCTGCCCTGCGTCCTAAGCAGTCTACTACAGTCAACCTTGGTGATGATACTGCACAGTGGAACGATATTCAGTCTGCCACTATCTCAATGCAGGATGGTGCGGCTGCTACCCCTGCCTACACTTTTGCTGATGATACTAGTAAAGACACAGGCTTCTATCGTGCAGCAGAAGACACTGTAGGTTTTGCTAACGCTGGTGCAGTAACAATGTTCACCACTCCTACCCAACGTGTTGTTGTAGGTGCGGCTGCTACAGAGGTCACTACTGGTAACACCGTTAACCCTAAGGTGCAGATCACTGGTACTACTGGTGCTGGCGCTACCTTTGGTATTAACAAGTTCTCCTCTGACACATCCCCTGCGCGTATCAACATGATGAAGTCTCGATCTGGTACAGTAGGTGGAGTATCTGCCTGTTCTGTTGGGGACAACATCGGTGAGATTGTATTCTCCTTTGATGATGGCACTGACTACACTAGATACGCTGCTTCGATCAAGTCACAGGTATCTGGTGGTGGTCTTGTAGGTAACCTAGTCTTCCGCCCCGGTGGTGATGTTAATCGCTTTGAGATGGATGAGGATGGTAACTTCCTACCTATTCAAGCAAGCAATACCCAAGACCTTGGAGCTAACTTGGCAGCTAATGCCTTCGAGAACTGCTACCTTCAGAACGCAGTAACCGTCGTATCAGACACCTCCTTCAAAGCTAATCAGGAAGACCTAGACGAGGCAGAGCGTAAAGCCTTCCTTGAGGTTGCCCTGAACATTAAGAAGTACAACCGCATCAAGCCCGGTCTAGTTCGTGAAGAAACAGATGAGGCTGGTAAGACTACTGTGGTTGAACTCACTGATGAAGAGCGTATTGAGAAAGAAATCAGTATCGGTGTTATTGCTCAGGACGTTGTTGCTATCTTTGAGAAGCACGGTCTTAATGCTTTCGACTATCGGGTGGTTAAAGAGATGCAGGACGGTAAGTTGATGGTTAGTTATGATCACCTACAGAGTGGTGCTATCAATGCTATCGCTCACGGCACAACCTTATAAGGAATAGATGAATGACTTTAGTAGATGACAAATATACGTATTTTAAAAGTGTGGTGTCCGGTGGTGGCTCTCTTAACGACCTAGAGCGGGCGTGGTACAGCCTAGCTGCCACAGGTAGTGTCGCGTTCAATAATGCCACCTTCGCGGGTGATGTTCTTATATCTCAAGATGATAGCACTGGTGCGCTGATTGATCTATTTCGTAATGACGTTTCTATAAACTCAGGCGATGTGGTAGGCCTGATATCAGCGACGGGCTTTGATGCTAGCACTAAGACAGAGGGCGGTCGTATTGAGTTCAAAGCTGCCGCAACTTGGGTCGGCGGAACTGCTGGGTACTCTGCAACAGATATACACTTCTACACTCAGAGTAATAGTGGTGCTGACCAAATCGCTGCTGGACCTGTGTTTTCGCTGCTATCAGATAAGAGTGCCACCTTCGCGGGCGATGTAACTGTCGGCGGCGACATGCTGGATTTTGCCGCTCAAGGGAATATTAATGTCGCTGCTGGTGGATTCCTCGCCTTCAAACAGAACAACGTAAATAAGTTAGTATTTGATGGTTTTTCTACTTGGAACTTCCAAGATAATAATATCGTTACAACCGGCACAGGTTCATTCGGAGTGGGTAGCGCGGCTACTCCGTCCCACTCGTTTCAAACTGACTCTGACACAGGGATGTATACACCTCTAGACAACACGTTAGCCTTTACCACAGGGGGTGATAAAGCCTTACAGCTTAATAGTGACCAGTCTGCCACCTTCTTTGGTTCGCTAACACTGAACGCGGGGCCAAAAATCCTTGCAGGTTCAGGTACTCCAGAGGGTAGCGCAACAGCCCCTGTAGGGTCCACATACCAACGCACAGACGGTGGCTCTGGCACATCCTTTTATGTGAAAGAAAGCGGCACCGGAAACACAGGATGGGTATCGAAGTAAAGCCACAAGGTAGAAACTATGTCTATATATAAGAACGACTCAGGAATGTACCTAACTAAATCTTTGTTCATAGAACTGTGCTACGGTAAACCAGAGCACGCTATCTATACTACAAAGAATGAGGACCATGTTCTTAACGGTAAGACTTATACGTCTTTTAAGAAACGGTACCTAGAGATTGCAGACCCTGTTGAGTATGAAACTGCTCAACAGCTGTGTGATGGATGGGACCACTGGAAAGAACTTACAAATAGTGTAGCCCTCGCACCCCTAATACAGGAGTGCAGGGACGAGCTAGATATGAAGATCAGGTCTGAAGCAGTGAAAGTTGTAGCTCAGGATGCAGCCTCACCGGACAGTAAGACATCGGTGACTAGTGCTAAGTGGCTCAGTGATCGTGGCTACAAAGCAGATAAGAAGACAGTGGGCAGACCAGCTAAGTCTTCTGAAGAAACCTTTAAGCCCCTAAAACTTGATAGTCAAACTGAGGAAGAGCTTGCCCGTATCGGGTTAAAGCATTAAAGGAAAAGTCTATGTTTGAAGCAGCGGGAGCTTTTGCCGAAGTCATTTTATCCAAGGGTGACCTGTCCCATGTTATACTACTAGGTATGTGTTTTTGGTTTGCCTACGTCTACCGTAAGACAACCAGTAAGTATGATACCTTAGTGGATAGGTTAGTAGCTTTAGCTGAAACGCAAACAGTATCCACAGAGCAGCACGTATCTGCTCTTAGGGCCTTGGAGAAAGAGTTAACTATACGCAGAGAAGTTGTAGGAAGTTTAAATGCTTAGTCTTTTCAGAGTAAACACCGCACACACACAGGAAACAAGATCAGAAAAACTAGATAGACTGATAAAGTCATCCAAAGAAAAATGCTTAGAGGGGGCGTGTATAGTAGCGAGGATACAGAAGGAAGCTGAGGTCTATTCCTCTCAGCGTAGCTAAGGTGATCTCAGTTGAATAGTTACATAAACCAAGCAAGAGACTTAGCAGAAGCATCCCTGTCTAGTTTTATTAAGCTTGTAGCTCCACACAGGGTGCTCGGTGACATCCATGAGGAGATCATTGAGTGGTGGACTAGGCCAAGTGCTAAGACTAACCAACTAACACTGCTACCTCGTGGCCACCAGAAGAGTGCCTTGATTGCGTACAGAGTTGCTTGGCACATCACGCGTAACCCTAGTACTACAGTTATGTACGTGTCTGCTACATCAAACCTAGCAGAGAAGCAGCTTAAAGCTATCAAAGATATTCTGTCCAGTAGGGTGTACATGAAGTACTGGCCAGAGATGGTTAACAAAGAGGAAGGTAAGCGCGAGAAGTGGACCACCTTTGAGTTTGCAGTGGACCACCCTAAGCGTAAGGAAGAAGGGGTACGTGACCCTACCGTGTGGGCTACTGGTGTTACCGGAACGCAGACAGGTATGCACAGTGACGTAGTGGTGTATGATGATTTGGTTGTTCCGGAGAACGCATATACTCAGGACGGACGTAAGCAGGTCGCATCTAAGTACTCACAGATGGCCTCTATCGCTAACCCCGGTTCATTCAAGTGGGTAGTAGGTACACGGTACCATCCTAAAGATATTTATAATGATCTGCAGGCAATGCAGGTACCAGACTTTAATAAGAAAGGTGAACCTACAGGCAAGTCCTCTCCTCGCTATGAGATATTTGAGCGACAGGTGGAAGACCAAGGTGATTGCTTTGGAGAGTTTCTGTGGCCAAGACAGCAGCGTAAAGACGGTGTATGGTTTGGTTTCAATAGCCAAGTGCTATCAGAGATCAAGTCAGAGTACTTAGACAAGGGGCAGTTTAAAGCCCAGTACTACAATGACCCTACCGGTGATGATAGTGAAGCTATCGCCCGTGACTCGTGGCAGCACTATGACAAGAAGCACCTGCACCAGCAAGGTGGGCATTGGTACTTTAGGGACCGTAAGCTTAGTGTATATGCCGCAGTAGACTTTGCCTTTAGCCGCAGCAAGAAGGCTGACTTCACCGCCATTGTAATCGTCGGGGTAGATGCAGACCATAACTACTTTGTGTTGGACATAGACAGGTTTAAGACATCTAAGATAGAGGACTACTTTGACGCCATTGTATCTACGTGGAACAAGTGGCAGTACAGGTCCGTACGACTAGAGGTGACTGTTGCACAGCAGGCAGTAGTGCAAGAGATCAAGACCCGTATCAAGAAGAACGGTATGCTGCTTAGGGTTGATGAGTTTAGACCTAACCGCCACGAAGGTAATAAGAAAGAGCGTATTGCTTCTATATTAGAAGCTAGGTACTCCAATGGGCAGATGTATCACTATCGTGGTGGTAACTGTCAGATACTAGAGGAAGAACTAGTACTAGAAAACCCTCCCCATGATGATGTCAAAGATGCACTAGCAGCAGCAGTGGACTTTGCTAAAGCCCCTGTTAAGGTGCGTCGTAGGGAGAATAAGCAAGCACCCGTTAGTTTCAACAGCCGCTTTGGTGGAATACAGAGGTAGATTAAATGACAGGCACAGTAGCCCAGTTAGAAAATGCATTAGAGCCTAACCAGTTAGCTTCGGCTATCAGTAACATGTACACTACGTACAAGGATGGTAGGTCTACTTGGGAAGAAGAGACAGCAGAGGTACGGGATTATATCTTTGCAACTGATACAGTCACTACTTCTAACAGCACACTAGCGTGGTCCAACAAGACACACGTACCTAAGATCACACAGATTTATGATAACCTTAAGGCCAACTACATGTCAGCCTTGTTCCCTCATGATGATTGGTTGACTTGGGAAGCAGGTAGTAGTGATGCAGCAGAACAAGGTAAGCGTAAGGCCGTCCTTGGGTACATGAAGAATAAACTTAGGGAAGGTAACTTTTATACCATCTGCTCCGCTTTGATTGATGACTATATCATGATGGGTAACGCTATTGCGGATGTGGAGTTTATTAAGGAAAGTAAGGTAGATGAAACTACTGGTGAGACTATTGCAGGCTTTGTAGGCCCAAGAGTAGTTCGAACCAGTCCCTACGACATAGCCTTTAATCCCCTTAGTCAGAACTTTAAAGACACCCCTATCATACGTAGGACAGTGTGGACCTACTCTGAGTTTAAGCGCTACGTGAATGAGCGCCCCGAAGATCAGAAGTGGCTAGAGGAAGGTATCACTAAACTAGAGGAGCGTAGGAACTTAGGTCAAGCATACTCCGCTAGAGACTTCCAAAGAGCTAAGGCCATGCAGATGGACGGCTTTGGTAGTATGCATAAGTATCTAAACTCTGGTACTATTGAGGTGATTGAGCTTATCGGGGACATCTATGACCCAGTAAGTGACACATTTCTTAAGGACCGTATTGTAACTATTGCAGACAGATCGGTAGTACTACGTAATGAGCAGAACCCAAGCTGGCTAGGTAGGTCATCCACACACCACGTAGGCTGGCGTGAACGTCCAGATAATCTTTGGGCCATGTCTCCACTGGCTAACATCGTAGGTTTGCAGTACCGTATCAACCACCTTGAGAACTCTAAAGCAGACGCCATTGATCTTAACATCTTTCCCCCTATTAAGGTTAAGGGAGAGGTAGAGGATTATGAATGGGCACCCGGTGCAGAGATACAGGTAGATGAGAACGGTGATGTAGAGCTATTATCCCCTGACTTAACTGCACTAGCGGTGGACCAAGAGATACAATTCCTTATGGACCAGATGGAATTATTCACTGGTGCTCCTCGTGAGGCTATGGGTGTACGTACCCCCGGCGAGAAGACAGCCTTTGAGGTTCAGTCCCTTGTTACTGCAGCTAGTAGAATATTCCAAGAGAAGATCAGAAACTTTGAGATCAACTTGCTTGAGCCTCTACTGAACTCAATGTTAGAAGTAGCCCGTAGGAACGTTGACGGTTCGGATACTATTCGTGTACTAGAGGATGCTGAAGGTATCGAAGCATTCTTGACAGTTACAAAGGAAGACATCTCTGCTGCAGGTAAGCTACGCCCTATTGGTGCTAGGCACTTTGCTAGGCAGGCTCAGCTAGTACAGAACCTTATCGGACTAAGCCAGACACCTATCTGGAATATGATACAGCCCCACATGAGCAGAACTGCTACAGCTAAGTTGGCAGAGCAAATCCTTGGACTTGAAAAGTTTGATTTATTCGGAGATAACAAAGGGCTACTAGAGGATGCAGAGTCAGCACAGCTAGCTCAAGAACTACAGAACCAACTAGCACAAGGAGATGAGCAAGGTGAACAGCGCGTGGAAGAAGAACCTGTCGGACCCGCAGGTTAAAGACTTTGAAGCGATAGTCAAGTCAGTCGACTGCCGAAGCCTTATAGAGCAGTACATAACTATACTAGAGACAGACATAGACGCTACTGTAAAGGAAATGGTTACAGCAGACTACTCAGGGGACTGGGCGCTCAACCAATCAAGACTAGTTGCAGAGGTAAAAACTTTACGAAGAATGTTAACTTTATTCAAATCTTTGTTGACTTCTAAGAAATAGTATGGTATAATAATAGTATAGAGTTAATACAGAAAGGATTAGTATGTCTGACCCAGACACTAATACTGACGACAACCAAGATGGTACTCCTCCCGGTACCGACGAAGCTACACCGAATACCCTTGAAGTGTTGCAGAGTAAACTTAAAGATATTAAGACGGAAGACGGTAGACAGAAGTACGACACCCTTGACATTGCTCTTGAGTCAATTGTACACAAGGATGAGTTTATCGAGAAGTTAAAGGCGGAGAAGGCAGAAGAGGAAGCTCTTAGGTTAACTTTGTCGGAACAGCTTGAGCAACTTAAAGTAAAGAAAGAAGTGGAGACTACTGTGACCGAGACAACTAAATCAACAGACAAGGATGAGAAACCCTCTACCAACGGCGTTGATGAGACAACCATTGCATCTATCGTTGCTGAACAGCTTCGGTTGGTCAATGAAACAAAAGAAAAAGAGGCTAACTTAACTAAGTTTCAGGACGAAGTTAAGGCTGAAGACTTTGATACATTCCTAAAGGATAAAGCAGAAGGACTTGGACTATCTGCAGATTTCTTTAAAGGTGTGATTGAAAAGAGTCCGACTGCTGCACTTAAGCTTATCGGTGAAACTTCTACAACCTCTCCGACTAAAACTCCATCTAACGTAAGAACAGAAGCTGTCAAACCTACTGACGATAAACCTCAGATTACTCCTAACGGGCGAGGGTCATTTGGTAGAAGTTCACAGGATAAAGCTAGAGAGATAGCTGCACTGCGAGCAAAGTACGTTTCTTAATTTTAATATTGGTAAAGGATAAATACTATGTCTAGTATTACTTCAACTTCAAATCCAGCCTTTGTTGACCAGCAGGTCTACTCAGACTACTTGCTGTTAAACCTTGGTGAGACTCTGTTGCCGGATATGTACTTCCGTAACGTTTCTGACTTTGGTGCTGGTGAAACACTTAACATCCCTTCAATCGGTGTAGTAACTCTACAAGATATTACAGAGGATGAAGACCCTACTTACAACCCTATTGAGTCTGGCCGGGTAAACCTGACAATCACAGAAGAAGTAGGTGACGCTTGGTACATCACTGACAACATGCGTGAAGACGGTACTAACATCGACATGCTCCTTGCTGGGCGTGCTGATGAAAGCTCTCGTGCTCTTAAAGAGTATGTACAGACTACTGCCTTCCAAGCTTTGCATGATGCACAGACCGCTGCCGACCCTAACAACGTCAATGGCTTTGCCCATCGTGCTGTAGGTACTCTTGGGTCTAACCGCGCTATGAACAACGTTGATCTTATCAACATGAAGCTAGCGTTTGATAAAGCTAAGGTTCCTGCTCAAGGCCGTATTGCTATTGTTGACCCTGTTGTGGCTTCTACTCTTGAGCGCTCATACCAAGGTACATACAATGTAGACAGCAACCCTGACATGCAAGCTATTCTTGAGAGTGGTATTGCTGAAGGTATGCAGTTTGTTATGAAGCTCTTTGGTTGGAATATCTTTACGTCTAACCTGCTTCCTGAGATTGCTAGTGGTGTTGACGTGGACGGTACTACTTCGACTAACACAGCGTCAGTAGCTAATTTGTTCATGTGTATCGCAGATGATAACGTAACTCCTTTGATGGGTGCGTGGCGTCGTCAACCTACTCCTGAATTAGCCCGTAATACCCCAAAACGTCGTGATGAGTTTACCACTTCTGCCCGCTGGGGTTGGGGTGCTCAGCGTGTAGACACCCTTGGTGTTATCGTTACTTCAGCATCTCACACTGCATAATAGAGAGGAACATATATTATGACTATCGAAAACAGCGCTGGAATTGGCGTTAAAAACCACTACGGTCCTCGCGGTAAGCAGGATGGTGTGCTCTCAGGTGGCGCAGTACAGACAAGCGGTGTTGAGTTTGAAGCAGTAGTTTACATTACTGGTGACGACTTCAATGGTACTACTTCGTTTGACACTGAGCTAACTCTGCCAGCAGGTGCCTTCCCAGTAGAAGCTATCTTTGACGTAGAAGAAGCCTTTACTCTTGGTAATGCTGACAACGTATTCAACATCGGTACTAACGGCTCAGAGTCTACAAATGGCTTCGCTATTGCTAACCCTGATGCCGCTGGTGTAACTAAGGATACGTCTGGTGCAGGTACTTTTGCCGCTGCCTTGGCCGCTTCTACAGCTATCGGTGTATCAGTGACTGGTACTTCCGCTGGTGTGACTGCAGGCTCTGGTAAAGCTAAGGTAGTAATTCGCTACCAAAAAGTATAACCACTAATACTTAAGATAACCGGGGCTGGCTACGGCTGGCCCCTACTTAAACTTTAGCTTGGTGTGTATTAATGGTTAGCCACAAAAATATTGAAGATGTTGATAGACACGAACCTAAGGGAGCCAGTACAGCTAGTGCTGGCCAATTGCTTTCCAGTAAAGGTGATGGTACTACTGAATGGGTAGACCAGAATACAGGTGGGTACACCTTCCTTGAAGAAAAAGATTTAACCAGTCAAGCATCTGTGACCTTTACGGGTATCCCCTCCACTGCTAAGACTATACGGGTTGTTTTCTACAACGCCAACAGAACCCCAATTATACAACTAGGTGACGCTAGCTCTATCAGAACTACTGGGTATCTATGTGATGTAGGTATAGTAGGTGGTATGGGTACGGAGACAGACGGCTTCCATATAGGTGACACTGCCTCAACATCACAGACTTGTAGAGCAACAGTAGAGATACAGCGCTCCGAAGCAAACCTGTTTGTAGTATCAGGTGCAGCAGCTATGGACTCAGGTACCTCATCTCTATTCTGGTATGCTGGTAGCTACGACGCAGATGGTATAGTAGTAGACAGGGTACGTGTTACCTCGGACGCAGCCTTTGCCTCTGGCTCTGTGGCAGTATTTTATCAATAGGAAAACAGATGACTCAGCACTCTAAAATAACAGACCCGAACATTCACGAACCTAAAGGGGCCAGTACGGCTAGTGCAAATCAGGTACTCGTAGCTAACGGTGACGGTACTACAGAGTTTAATTCAGGGGCTATGGCTGGTGCAGGCTTTGACACCACTAGTCCTCTTAAGGCATATGACATCCCTACGTATGATAGTGCTACTGGTCTGTGGGTGCCGTCACGTCACGTAGCATGGAACTACCGGGCTGATAGTACTTACACCTCTTCATCCAAGCTATCCCTGACTAGTGGAAACCGCACAAAGATAATCAATAACGGCGGCACCACCAGTATTGGCGACCCTTCAGGAGTAGCTATTTACAACACTACTACAGGTAAGATAATGCCTGAAAGCGAGAACGATACATATCTAGTACGTTTCCAGTGTAAGGCCAGTACAAATGCGACTTCCCCCTACTTTGACCTTGAGTTTGATATTGGTGGTAGCCTCGGCGTTATTGACTCGCGCTCTATTTCTCTCAATAAAGGTTCTTCTACAACCAACAACGTATCAATTACTACCTTAGTATTTGTAGGTAGCACCTTTATAACTAACGGAGCAGAAACGTATATCACTACTAACTCGTCCATATCCTTTTGGGACTTCACTATCCTAGTGCATAAGTTGTTTGGAGGCACTACATAATGGCGCAGCGTAACTTACTAGATATTGTTAACAGCATCCTTGAGCCTCTTGAGGAGAAGACTGTTGATACTATTGATGAGACTACACGGTCGTACCAAGTAGCCGCCATTGTTAGGGATACATACTTTGAAGGATTGGCTAACCGTAACTGGCCACACAAGAAGGAGCTACAGGGTCTACAGCCTAGAGGTGCGGCTACTCCTACTCATTTGATTATTCCTTCCAGTGTTAAAGAGATCATTGAGATCAGATACGACGTAGCTAAGACTACTGATACCCGTAAGAAGTTCAGGACTATCGAGTATAAAACTCCAATAGATTTCCTTGACTTCACTAACTCACGCAACAGTAGTAAGTCTGATGTGGTTGAGGTTGAAGACCCTACAGGCACCAGTATCCTAATCAAGGATGACAAAGCTCCTGAGTACTGGACTAGCTTTGACCAGAAGAGTGTTGTGTTCGACAGCTTTGATAAGGCTGTAGACTCTACTATCAGAGAAGAGAAACAACAGACCTATGTAGTTACTACTAGTGACTTCCTATTTGAAGACGACTATGTTCCAGACCTGCCAGAAGAAGCACTACCTTGGCTACTAGCTGAGGCTAAGTCTGTAGCCTTTGTTGACATTGCACAAGAGAGTAACGTTAAGGCAGAGCAGAAGTCACGTAGGCAGCAGCAGTGGCTATCACGTAAATCAAGAACAACTGGTAGGGGATACTCTCTGCCTTCATATGGTAGACGGAGTAAGAAATAGTGGCAAGCTTAACAGTCAAGCCTAACTCTCAGGGTATGTTATACTTTGTAGTAAGGGAGAGTGGGGCTGGTGCAGTACCAGCAGAGCTAAGAACAGCATACACTTCAAAGCACAGAGCACAGAACGCTATCAATACTTACGAAGAAGGTCTGGAAAATAAAGCTAAGAGTATTAAAGCTAAGAAAAAAGTACAGACTAAACCACCTAAACAAAAAGAGTAATCATGGCTAGAGCGCCGATAAATAAAGAGATCAACACCTTCGTCAGAGGGTTGATTACTGAGGCAAACCTCTTAGCCTTTCCTGAGAATGCTTCGGTTGTTGATGAGAACCTAGTACTGAACCTTGATGGCTCACGTCAGCGTAGGTTTGGTCTTGGCTTTGAGAACAACGGTAAGGGTATTAAGATACCTTACACCAACTCCACTATCGGTCCTGTTGCCATCAGTGTACACGAATGGTACAACGTAGATGAAGACCCGAACATCGGTCTTGTAGTTGTGCAGATAGGTAAATACCTTTTATTCTTTGACGCCTTCGCTGAAACAGTAAGCGCCAGTCTTAAGAACAGTGAGAACGTACTAGAGTTGGTAGACATCGACGAGGAGTTTGCTGTTGAGACTACTTCCCTTGACGGTTCCCTCATTGTTGTTACCGGGTCCAAGTATATCAATGTGCTGACCTATGATGTAGACTCTGATGTTGTATCGCAGTCTGCCCGTAACATTAAGATACGTGATAGGTTCGGTATTGACGATGGGCTACAGACTGATAACCGCCCAGCCACTTTATCAAACGAGCACAAGTATAACCTGCTTAACCAAGGCTGGACTTCTACACGCATCACTGACTTCTTCTCTAGTCAAGGTGTATACCCTAGTAACGCTGATGTAGTATTCCTTGGTAGGGATGACGAGAATAACTTTGACCCTGCAGAGCTTGTTAAGGTAGATTTCCAAGGTACCCCTGCTCCTAAAGGTAAGTTTATCATTGACCCGTTTGATAGGGGTAGTTCCAGAGATGCAGCCTTTACTACTGGCTATGGTGGCTCGTCTGTAGGCAGTGGTACTAGAACCGTAGGTACATCTAGTGGCGACTTCTCTATCACAGAAGCGCCGGAGTTTCAAATATAATGGCTTTCCTAGCTGACAGAAATGACTCAGGTATAACAGCGGTGGCACAGTTCGCTGGTCGCTTGTTCTACTCTGGTGCCTCGTCTAAGGTTATTAGTGGTGATGATAGGTCACCTAACCTCGGTGCATTTGTATTCTACACACAGGTAGTGGACAGTAAAGATAAGTACGATAAATGTTATCAGGAGGCTGACCCCACCTCTGAAACTGTATCAGACTTAGTAGACACCGATGGCGGGTACTCCTTCATCAGTGGCGCTAGGCGTATCTTTAAGATGGTACCATTAGCTAACAGCCTAGTCATCTTTAGTGACAACGGTGTGTGGCAGTTGCTGGGTAACAACGAGAGTGGCTTTAGTGCTACTGGCTACGGTGTAACTAAGGTGACTGACGTAGCAGCAGACAGTAAGCAGAGCATTGTAGTAGCTGACAACGTTATCTTGTTTTGGGCCAAGGGTGGAATATACCTGCTCAGCCCTAGTGAAGTTAACCTAGTCCTACAAGAGACAAACATTACAGAACAGACTATCCAGTCTGAGTACACCTCTATCTCCAAGCCTGCTAGACAGAATGCTAGAGGTAGCTACGACCCGCTTAGCCGTGAGGTACGGTGGCTGTATAATAGTTCTGAGACCTACAACGGCATTGACAACAGGCATGTGTACAATAAAGAGATGATCTTTAGCACAGTCTTTAATGCTTTCCATATCAACACTCTGAGTACTTCAGTTAACACAGGGATTAACGAAGGCGTATCTGGCTACTTTGTGGCTGACTCTGAAGTCAAGAGTGTCCGCACACTGCAGGTAATGGTGGGTGAGAATGCTGTAACTGTAGACAGCGGCGAGCTAGTAACAGTAGACGATAAAGTAAACGCACGTAGAACATCCTCAGCTACTCGGTACCTAACTCTGTACAACGATGGCACTACAAAGGCTATCTCCTTTGGTGTCTTTAACAATAGCTCCTTTAAGGATTGGGGTACTACTGATGCCAAGGGTACCCTCATCACTGGGTACGAAAGCTTTGGAGATACTCAGCGCAACAAGCGGGCTAACTCTATACAGCTACACTGTAAGCGCACAGAGACTGGCTTCATTGATGATGATGATGGGTACCTACAGTTTGCCAACCCTTCAGGGGTACTGGTGTCATTCCTATGGGACTGGGAGACTAACCCCGATGAAGTCTACGATGACTACCGCATTGAGGAACTACAGAAAGAACAAGGGTACTTGCTACCAGACCAGTATATACCTGAAAGTGTAACTGACACATTCAACTACAGCGCTACTGTTGTGTCTACTAAGATGAACCCTAAAGGTAGCGGTAAAGTTCTATCACTTAAATTTGAAACACAGCCAGAAAAAGATATTCACATATTAGGTTGGGGGATTACAGGTAGTGGCTCAGGAAGACCTTAAGATAGGTATAGAGAAGTTTGACGAAGTACTGCCGGAACTATTACCCTTACTAGAAGAGCAGTACATAGAGAATGAACCCGGCTACGTTGAGCAAGGTATTGAACTAGACCCTGACTTCGATATATACAGGTTGCTTGAACAGAAGCAGAACTTGTTTGTAGTGGTACTTAGGATAGACGGTAAGATAATTGGGTACTTCGTTATGTTGAAACAGCCCCACCTACACCACCGCAGTAAGGCCCTATGCTCTGTAGATATACTGTACGTAGCGCCAGAGCACAGGGGTGGCTCAGCTATCTTTACTCTGATGGAGTTTATGGTAGGGATGTGTGACATGCTTCAGGCTAAGTGGCTACGTATCGGGATGAAAGTAGACCAGAAGTTTGAGAAGCTACTAAAGAATAATAACTTTGAGTTAGACGAAGTAGTCTACTCTCTTGACTTAGGAAAGTAACATGGCAACAGTAGCAGCAGTAGCGACAGTGGTTGCAGCAGGGGCAGCGGTGGTTAATACCGTTAGCAGTGTTAAGGCAGCTAAGCGGCAACGTAGGCTAAGCGCAGTACAGAACCAGCGCCAGCGTACAGCACAGCTACGTGAGTCACGCATCAAAGCAGCACAGATTAACCAAGCAGGTATCAACTCAGGTGCTGGGCTGGACTCGTCTAGTGTAGTGTCTGGTAGCGAAGGTGTAGTGCAGCAGGCCAGAGGTAACGTCAACTTCATTAACACTGTGGCGCAGATACAGAACTCTATCGCTAGTGCTAGGTCTATGCAGTCCTTAGCTCAAGGTATAAACTCTTTCGCAGGTAGTGTTAGTAAGACTGCTCAATCAGGAGTGTTCGGCTAGTGGAACTCGGTGACGTAGACCAGCCTCGGTCAGTAGACAAGGCACTTAAGAAGACTAGAGAAGCAGGCCAAGTAAGTTCAACAGGGTCGTCCTACATGGATAACTACGTTGTCAACTCGGTTGCTGCTCTTCAGTCTATCAACCAAGGTATCAAATTCTCTGATGCCCTAGTATCTGCTCAGGCAGAGTTTGATGCTATTGGTGCTCAAGCATCTGCAGGCAATGCTGTTGATAGGTTTGTTGCTGAGGAGAACTCGGAGATAGTAGACATTGTTTCGTCTACCCCTGACCTACGTGATAGAGACGGTGTAGATGCAGCAGCCTCATTGGTTTCTGCTAATGAAGAACTACGCTCGTCTGAGACAGGCTTGCAAGAAGCTATGGTTATCTCCTACTCAGGTAAGGAAGTAAGTGACAGGTTTGTTAAAGAGGAGAGCTTCAAAGACTACAGCCGTGCATTACTTGGTAAGTTCCTTGAGGATGAGGGTGTACTGGATAAGGTTATTGACTTTGGCGGTCTAATGATACCGGGCAACTACCTATACTCTTTGAATGAGATTAAAGGTATTGAGGGCTTAGGTGTCACTGACATTGACGAGATCACCTTTGCTATACGGTCACTGCCTGTAGAGAAGCGTGCAGCTATACTGCCGGGTATCATTGAGTCAGTACAGGAAGCAACAGGCAACAGCCTAATCACTGCTGAAGTTATCGCTAACATGACTGGACTAGACGACACCCTTGACCTTAGCTTAGGTATTGAGCGAGCTACCCTCGGACTTATGGGTGCCGCTAGTGTTGTTAAAACTGTTAAAGGTCTGAACTCTATTAAAAGACTTAAGAACGTAGCTGGCGAAGTAGCTGCTGGCGAGCACACTGCTGACATCATTGAAGAAGGTGCTACTGCTGTCAAGCAAGAGAACCTTGTTACTGCTGATGTACAGGCTACAGCTAACCCATTTAGGTACGAGGAGTTGTTTGCCGGTGCTACTGATGAGGTTGCTGATGAAGTAGCCCAGTCGCTGGCTAGGCGTAAGGCTGTAGTAGATGAGGAGGTAGCTAGGGTAACTATATCCCAAGATGGGGTTATGCGTGCAGACGAGATGGCAAGTATTCGTAACACCCTTGAGCAGGAGATTAAACAGCGCCCTAACGTTAAAGATGTAGACATATCCTTTGATGGTAACAAGGTAACTGGTAACATCACTCGCCCTGATGGGGCAGTAGAGCCATTTGAGTACACCTTAAGTGCTAACGATATTGGTTCCTTTGACGGTGCTATGACATTTGGTAGGACTAAGGGTTACCTAACCTCGCCCGCTACCTTGTTCTCTAAGATCAAAGAAGACGTAGTAGAGCAGTCAACCCTACTCAAGGACTTCTTAACTAAGAAGAACTTTAAGAACCTTGAGGACGCAGCAAAGGGTGTATACTCTGGCATTACTAAAGAAGGTATTGCTAAGGTAGACGATGTACTCTTGGCTGGTGATAGCTTCCGTGATGGTGCTATCCGTGGCAGAATATACAACCTACGTGAGCTTACTGTTGAGGGTGTCCCTACTTCAGGTGGTACAGTACGTCTGTCACCAGAGGAAGCATCCAGCTATTACGCTGCTAGAGATATGTTCGATAAGTTGTGGGGTATTAAGAACCACGCTACTCGTAGGCAGCTACAGTTTGAAGGCTACAGTAATCTACAGCTAGGCAAGAATGGTCTTGACCCGTCTATCAAAGAGTTAGGTGAGAACGCTGTTGTTAAGCAGGTGTCACAGCCTGACGAAGCGATAGCTCAGGTGTTCGACAACACCACTGGACAGATACGTGTATACGCTGACCTGCAGGATGACATTACAGCAGGCAGGTTAAACCTATACAAGTCACGTAATACTGTCCGCCTTGAGGATAGCACTGGTGTTAAGAACTACGACTACATTGTAGCTAAGGCTGACGATGTGGGTGATCTACCTGACGCAGTGTTACACTACCAGCCCGGTTATGTTACTCGTATCCGTCCTACTTCTAACGTAGTGGTGCGTTCGTTCCGTGCAGGTGAGGTTAACGGTGTAGCCAAGGCTGAAGGTGCTGTACGTACTGAAAGAATGTTTGACAGGTTTGACGAAGCAGAACAGTTTGTAGCTGAGATGGCGGCTAAGGGTGAACCCGGTGTTACGTACCGCCAGTCTATTGTAAACAACCTTGACCCTCGTGCATACGAGAATATGGAGAACGTTAGCTATGGTGGGCTGTACTCTTCTGCACGTTCAAGTAGAGAGATTGGCTTTGGTCTGGACAACGTAACACCAGAGCGCCTCAGTGCTGTTGACTCTATGGAACGTATGATGGGCCACGTTGCTAAGGTAGCTAGCTTCAATGAGTTTAAGCTGCAGGCTATACAGAAGTTCACTAACACCTTTGGCAGTAACCTTGAGAACCCAAATGTGTGGACATCACAAATTAAGCAGGGGGTTAACCCTAAGACTGCCGATCAAATTAATCGCCTTCGTAACTGGCTTAGGGCACAGGTAGGTATGCCTGACCCTGAGCAGAAAGCGTGGGCTAGTACTATGCAGTCATTTGCTGCTGGTATGGAAAAAGGAGTACTTGGCTATAAACCCCTCGACAAAAGTAAAACTCTCCAAAGTATCCATAACAACCTTATTGCCTATAGTAGCGACCCGTTTGCTCTTGGCAGGAGCCTTGCTTTTAATGCTCTATTGGGGAATTGGAACCCTGCTCAGCTTCTAGTGCAGGCCACTGGTGCCTCTATTGCTTTCAGCCTTAACCCTGAGAGGTTCGCTGGTAACTTTGGCCGTACCCTTGGGTTACGCTACGGTTCACAGTTGCTTGAGGCGGGTAATCCTGCTGGTCTTAAAGCTATGGCTAAGAAGCTGTACAAACCTGCGGGCTTTAGGAGTGCGGATGAGTACGAGGAAACAGTAACAGCTATGCACAACACTGGGCTGATGCAGTCACTGCGGTCTAACGCTGACTATGAAGCTTACAAAGCTGGTATGTCTATTAGCCAGTCAACCTTTAAGAAGATATGGGATAGCCGTCTTATGTTCTTTAGAGAAGGGGAAGGCTTTACCCGTCTGTACGGCTGGTCTAATGCTTATGCTGACTGGGCTAAGGCTAACCCCGGCGCTCGTATGACCCAAGGTGCTGCTAATCAGATCACTAAGGACAGTCTCCAGTACACTCTTAACCTGAATAGTTCCAACAAAGCTATATGGCAGGACGGTGCTATCTCTATCCCTACCCAGTTCCTGCAGATCAGCACTAAGTATCTTGAGATGCTAGCGCCTAGCTTGGGTAGTGGTGCTTCTAACCTGTCTAAGACTAAGCGTGGTCAACTAATGCTGACACAGATGGCTCTATTCGGTGCTGCTGGTGTCCCACTACTGGGTGACGATCTTGCTAAAGCTGTATCCGAGGTGTGGGAGGATAGCCCAACGCTGATGACAGAAGAGGAGCAGTCTGCTTTCAACGGGGGCGCAATGGGGTGGCTTAGTAACGAGGTAGTAGGCTTCGGTGGTCTGGACAGTAACAGGTTCAGTATCTCCTCTGGCCTTACTGACTTGCTTACTGGTATCATGGCTGATGATGCTGACATGGCAGAGGTTATTATTGGTGCCTTCGGGCAGGTTCCAGTACGTCTAGCTAAGGCTCTTGAGTACTCGGCGCATACTCTACCTGCAGCAGTGTACAACTTTGACGCCCCTACTATGCTCAACGTAGCTGACAAGTACCTTGACATTACCTCAACTTGGTCTAATGCCTCTAAAGCATATGGCTGGTACTCAATGGGTCAGGCTAGGGACAGTAAAGGTGGACTGCTGTTTAGAGTAAACCCTGAAACAGATTGGCCTGCTATAGTAGCTAAGGGTCTAGGCTTGTCTACCTTGCGTGAAAGTAAGATGTGGCAGACTGGGCAGTACCTTTACGAGAGAAAGCAGTACCTCAAGGATGTGTCAGACCAGTACACAGTGCAGATACTGGAATACTACGGTCGTAGACATGAAGAAGAAGCTAAGAAGTCTTTCCAAGGTATGACTACTCTGTTGTTTGCTGGTCTTACCCCTAGTGAGAAGCAATCTATTGTAGCTTCAGCGTACAAGAAAGCATTCCCTGTTAATTCTAAAGAAGAAAAGCAGGCTAGAGAAGTACTAAAACAAATTAGCCAAGGTGTAGAAAATATACCAGTAGGCTCAATAACTGTAGACGAGGAACAATAATATGGCTGGCCCATTTCAAGACTTTGTAGCAGAGCCACGGCTACCTTTCGATAATCAGAGAGGCGCTAGTGCTGTAGGTTCAGGCTTAGCAGCAGCAGGTGCGGTACTGGAGGCAGCAGCAGGTATTAAAACTGCAGTTGACACTAACAGAGCTACGTCTGAGCTAGAAAGTATACAGCAACAGGCATCAGAGGGTGTGGTTGATTTCAAAACTGCACTAAAGCAGCGTGCTGAGGCTCTAGGTGAGGGAGATAAGGCAGCTTTTAAGCAGGCAGGAGACCGTATTAACACTCTGTTGGCTGGTGAGGCACAGGGCAGGCTCTCTCCTATGGCTGTTCAGGCTCAAATTAAAGGTGTAATACGTCAGAACAGCCGTAACCCACGTGTTGCTGCTCAACTTAACGCTACTTTGTCTGCTTCTGGCCTGCTTGGTGATGCTGGTGCTTCAGTAGAACTAGACCAGTTGTCATCCTTGGAAGAAAGTATCCGTGAAGCAGCTAATGAAAACAACGTAGACTTTGCT